AAAGTCCTGTGGGCTTGCTGGGTCAGGAAACACTACGTTTTTAGCATTGGCATGTAAATAATTAATGTTATCGAATAATGGCAGCATAGAGAGCTTCCTTAAAAAGCATCCATGCAAGGTCGTATTAACTTAAAAATAATATACAACCAATAGTTGTATAGTGTCAATATTTTATCCATATTTTTTGGCTTACCTTCGCCGAATGGTATACAATTAATAGTTGTATGTTGATGATTTGTAAGGTGTAAGATGAACGTTAATGAAGCATTAAACTATTTCATAAGTGGTTATGATTTATGCAAAAAGTTAGGAATTAAGCCGCAAAATTATTCTAAATGGAAAAAGCAAGACTGGATTCCCCTAAAACAACAACACAAAATTAATGAATTGATTGGTGAGGCTTTGCCAATTGATATCGACGAAGAATCATTGGCCAAACGATTGAAATCGGAGTGAATTTAAATGCCTATGCAATTTTTATTTGATTGATTGGTTTTGATTCAATATAGTTGTGAATTAATTAATGAATCAGCTGAATAAAATAGCATAAGGAAAGGGAAGCGATGTTAGTGCTATCTAGAAGACCCGGTGAACGACTTGTTATCAACGAGGATTTAATCATTACCCTTGTAAGCGTTAAGGGCGCTCGGGTACGAATAGGCATAGAAGGGGACTTTAAAAAATACAAAATACTTCGTGAGGAACTTTTATTAAATAAAAAGGGAAAAAATGAGCCGAAAATTTATTAAGAAACCTTTAGAGATAGAGGCTTTTAAAGTTGGTGATGAGCCGCCTCAATGGTACAAAGATGAAATAGACAAACCAATTGAAGAAAGAAAGATGAAATCTGTTGCCTATGGTGTTATTGAAATTAAAACACTTGAGGGCGTCATGACTGCTAATTTTGGTGATTACATAATCAAGGGAATCAAAGGTGAACTCTATCCATGCAAGCCAGATATCTTTGAGGCAAGCTATGATGAGGTTTTTTCGCCTTCCCCTGGTGAAGCGTAAATTAATAATTAAGTTATTTTTAATGACTAATATGAGGGCAAGCGGTGCAAATCCGCACGGGGAAGTGGTGCAAATCCACAAGAGAGCATACAAACGACCAGGACACCTGAATGCAATTGCCCTCACCAACAAGTGAAGGCAAAGTCTATCAAGACTCCGTGTTGGATAGCACCTTCGAAGGTGATAGACTTTGTTTAGCGCAAGGGTTCCCAAAAGCCCTGAACACCGTTAGCCCCGCGGGCGCAACTGGGGCACCCATTCCTTGATTAAGGCGATTACATGACCGTTGATAAAAAAGAGAAGCTCGAAAAGTTTAAGTGCAATCCCCATTCGTTCTTGGTGACTGGCTGGATGATTAAAGGCGGTGCAAATCGCGCTACTACAATGCGCTGTACTCAGTGCTTAATGCCAGTCTCCGTTGAGCAATTAGAGAGTCAAGAATGGAAAGACAGCCAGGGAATTTAAATGTCAGGATTAAAAGCAAGAATTGATAAGATTTTTGCGGGCACAATAAGTCATGTGACCTCTAAAATAACGGTTTACAAAGACGATACGATTATCAAACAAAAAACGATAGGGAACAATTCACAGAAGGTTATTGAAATACTAGTTAAGCTATAGGGTAGTAAGATGCTATTAGACTTCGAGGCCTACAGGGATATTTATCTAGTCTTTATGGATACACGCTTTTTAGGCGATAACTTTCTTAAAGACGGATTCAAACACGTTTACGCCATTGAGCGTCAAGCCTTAGGCTGGCTTTGTTCTGACCCGTCAAAGTCTGATTTACACACCCACATCCTCCCAGCCCACTATGAAGCGGAAGTCATGATAGAGTTTAAACGATTAAATCCAAGCTTCACTCTCTTGCATCTGCATGTACAGCCGCGTTATGAAACAATCTATCCAAGACCTGGATTAATCTCTTGTGTATCTACCATGCAATATATGCTGTCAATCTATTGGCCATTCGTGTTTACGCCATACCAATTGTATACTAAGCTATTGACTAAAACGCCCCCCCATATCGAGGTGATAGCATGCGAAACAAACCCAACCGAGCACAGCAAGAAGCCGATGCCGCAGCCCGTGAAGCAGACGCACTAAGAAGTCAATTGAACGCCCAATCATCACTTGAAAAAGAAAAGAGCGATAGGGAAAAAATGAAAGCGCAACGCCTCTTAATGCGCTCTTATCGTGCGGGGGCTGGTGGCTATTTTGAAACTGATGCAGGGAATGCTCTGGGCGGCTCAGGAGTGCTAGGCTAATGGCAAACATGCGAACACTGTTAAACAAGCGGGGCAATGCAAAGCTCTTTGATGAGGTGGCTAAAGAAAAGAAACAGGGGCTTAACATCAATCGGCTTGTCGCCATGCGAACGGCGGCTAAGTCTGATTTAGACCTGTGGCGCTCAATCCTTGAAACCGCTTATCACTACGCGATGCCTAACTATAATCCTTTTGAAAATTACGGACTAGCTGGCATGCTCACACCAGGACAAGAATACAATGCCGATATCTACGATTTAACGCTCCCCATAGCGCACAAGCGACTCGCCGACAAAATGCTAATGAACATGGTTCCTCAAGGTCAGCAGTGGTGTAAGTTTACACCCGGGGATGAATTCGGAGAACCTGGAACATCCCTTTATCAAAAAGCCTTAGACGCCACTCAGCGAATGACAGACCATTTCTTTAAGATACTCAATCGCTCCAACTTCTATTTAGCCGTAGGAGAGAGCCTTCAAGACGTCCTCATCTCAACCGGTATCATTGCTGTTAATGAAGGAAATATTAGAAAGCCTGTTCGCTATGAAGCCGTTCCCGCCAGTCATGTCATGTTTCAGGGGGACGCCGAAGGCCAAGTCGATGCCGTCTTTCGGGATTGGTATCAAGTTAGAGTTGAAAATATTAAATCGATGTGGCCTAACGCAAAGCCCGAGAAACTTAATAAAAAGCCAGAGGATAAAGTTGACCTTTGGGAATGCGCCTGGATTGATTACACCGCAAAAGACAGCGAACGTTATCAATATGTGGTCATGACCTCAGCTCAAGATATTTTGCTGGAACAAAAATCAAGCTCATGGCCTTGGATTGTCTATCGTATGAGACGCTTAACCGGTGAGATAAGAGGGCGTGGGCCAAGCCTTGAAGCCTTCCCGACTGCCGCGACTATCAATCAGGCGCTAGAAGACGAGCTAGTGGCGGCAGCTTTCCAGGCAAACCCGATGTATATGGCAGCCAGCGATTCTGCATTCAACCAGCAAACCTTTACCCCTCGCCCTGGTTCAATTGTTCCGGTGCAAATGATCATGGGGCAATGGCCGATTAAACCCTTTGAGCAGTCCGGCAATATCCAATTCAATGCGCTGATTGTGAATGACTTTAGACAGCAGATTAATGATTTACTCTATGCATTCCCGTTAGGTGCTGTTAATGCGCCATCTCGAACTGCAACAGAAGCTGAAATTCGGTACACGGATAACCTTGAAAGTTTTGCAGCGATGGTTCCACGCTTACAAAATGAATTTTTTATCCCCGTGATTCAGCGCACACTCTGGGTCATTAATAAAGTATTGCCCCAGACCTTTGCCAATATCCCTGATGACATTCGTACCAAGATGATATCGGTAGATGGTCAAGTGTTGGGTCTCTCGTTTGAAACACCACTTATGACAGCCGCAGGGCAGGTTAAAACACAAGCACTGCTTGGATTCTATCAAGCTTTGGCGTCTTTAATTGGGCCAGAAGCTGCAACCGCTGCCTTAAATCCCATTGAAGTCATTACTACAATGGCGGATAACCAAGGCATTGAAGTCAAGAACATCAAGTCGCGTGAAGAACTTGAACAATTGAATCAAGCCGCAGGTGAGGTAGCAACGCAAGAGTTTGAAAATCAAGGAGTAGAAATTGCGTGATGCAATGAATATCGATACAGAGTGGCATAAAACCTTTAATGCGCTTTGCTATGAAGTCTTTTATCAGAATAAGCAAGGCGCGATGTTGCTTGCCCACATGGAGAATAAATTCTTTCGCAGTCCTGTGGCTTACCCGAATAAAGAGCCCTCGTGGGCTTATTTCTATGAAGGGCGCAATGAAATGATACGGGCATTTACGGCAGCCATTCAAGGACATCTTTCCTTGTGTGCTGCAAAAGAGACGGCTCAAAACCAATTAAGCGAGGCGATGCCACAAAAAGGCAAGCCACGCAAACCCACCATTAGACCAGTACGATAGAGGGATACCATGCACTATAACGATCAAGGTACAAAGACCCCAGACGCTATACCCGTTGAGCCTATTGACCCAACCAACAATATGTCTAATCAAGTGCCTGGAAACTATCCAAATGAGATAGCGCCTGTGTCTGAATCTCCATCTAGTCCACAATCGGCGTCTGAAACACCTACCGATGAGGTTGTTCCTGAAGTTAATAAAGAACCTGAAGCGCCAGACTGGTTTATGAAAGATAAATTTAAATCCATTGATGACCAGGCCAAATCGTATAAAGAATTGTCAACTAAAATGGGTAAGTACTGGGGAACACCTCAAGAAGGCTATAAGACTGAAGGCATGCAAGGCGTTGAAGATTCAGATCCCCTTATCGCAAGCTTAACGCCAGCGCTTAAAGAGATGGGTATTTCTCAAGAGGGCTTTACCCATCTTGTGAGTCAGTACATGGAAGCTAATACCCAGATGATGAAGAGCATGGAAGAGGAGTTGAAAAAGACCTTAACCACGACAGACGCTCATACCTATCAAGCGATTACAAAGTGGATGGATGATTCATTAACGCCCGAAGAGTCCGCCATGATTAAAAACAATTGGTTAATGACTGCTGATGACTTTAAGCTCTTTAATCAACTTCGTTTGATGGCAGCCCCCACTACTAATGTGCCTAGCGGTATGTCTAATCCTGTGATGTTTGAATCCTCAAAAGAAGTGGAGAATGACAAAATTAAATATCGCAAAGAACTCAAAGCGAAAAGCCGTGTTGAAGATAAGAACTATGAGAATCAACTGGCAGGGCGCTATCGAGATGCCGTTGCTAGAGAGCTTAGAAACAAAGGGCGTTAGGCTATTGATTCCCTTTAAGTTAATGTTATACTGAATGCAATTTACACAAGCCCGAACTAGATTGGATACCTTTGAAACGGTGACAATTTGTAACCGTTTCAAAGCCTGATTGATGATTTGGACACCTTGAATGTAAACAAAAGTCACTTTTGTTTAATAACCAACGGAGTCTAAATCATGTCATTAGCCTTATCGCAAATTGAGATTCAACAATTCTTATCAGACGCTCACGCTGAATTCCAATCAGAAGGTTTCCTCTTACAAACAGCCGTTAGAACCAAGACAGGGACTAAGGGCTCCCAGGTTCACTTCCCAGTTTTCGGTGAAGGCATGGCGAACCAGAAAGCACCGCAGGATGATATCACCCCGATGAACATCACCAACAGGGATGCAATCGCTGTGATTGAAGATTGGTATGCATCTGAATACGCTGACCGTTCCTTTCAAAATAAACTAGCCGTTAACGCCGTTGAAGAATACTCAAAGCTTTGTGCTTGGGCAATCGGAAGACGGGCTGACCAAATTACAATTGATACGGTTGCTGCTGCTACGTACTCGACTACGCCAACAAGCACGCAAGGGGCTGATGTTGTCGCAGGAACAACAGGCTTTGACTTTGCTAAATTGCGAGAAGGCCACCGCTGGTTGCGCCAACGTTCAGCGAACATGGGTAAGCGTACTGTTATCATCGATGCGATAGCCGAAGAACAATTGCTTGATGCCTTCCAGTTAACCAACAGCCTTTATGTTAATTCTAAAATTCTTGATAACGACGGCCTAAACGGCATGACCTTTCTGGGTATGAATTTTATTGTTATTCCTCAAATGAACGAGGGCGGATTGCCTGTAACCTCAGGCGGTACGGTCGGTAATGCGTTTTTCATTAATGAGATGGCCGTAGGGTATGCCCAGTCTGAACGCTTAGGCGGAGATATCTCTTGGGAAAACATCAAGACGTCTTACTTAATTAACATGTGGATGGAAGCTGGAGCCGTGGTTGTTGATCCAAAAGGCTTGGTTCGAGTTCAATATTTATTAGCGCCTTAATCCTAATCCCTTACTTGGAGAAATAATCATGGCTTTTAATATTAATTACATGGGGCGTGTGAGTTCAGGCGCAAACAATGACGTGCAAAAGGTATGGATTTACAACGGGACTGCAACAGGTTCCAATGAAGCCATTGCAACCATTGCAGCAAGTGGCTACTTCAATGCGTTCATGGTCAATATCACCCTAGGATTTGGGCCACTTAGCGTTAATGATTTAATCCTCATTAATGGTAATGATGCAAACTCATTTTATACAGTGACTGCGATTACTACTAACGTGACAGTCAATGCCTTTGCAGCGGCTGGCGTTGTCGGTACTGCCAACATTGACGCCCTTGCTGTGACAACGGCTAAGATAGATAACTTGGCGGTGACTGCGGCTAAGCTTGCAGCGGATGCCGTGACAACGGCTAAGATTCTTGATGGTAATGTGACGAGTGCGAAGCTTGCAGATACGTTGTTGCACTATGTCGCAGTACCCATTACAGCCGCTGAGTTCAATGGCATGTATGCAGCGCCTAAAATCTTGGTGGCAGCGCCTGGTGCTAACAAGTTACTGGTGTTAGACAAGGTGCAATTAGCAATGACTTTCGTAGCAGCGGCTTATGCAGCCGGTGGCGTGGCCGCCGTACAGTATGATGTGACAGCCAATGGTGCAGGCGTTATTGCGTCTACGACTTTATCCGCAGCAACGTTTCAAGCCGCAGCATCAACCGCTTGGAATTTTAATGCAGGAGTTGTTGCTGAAACCTTTACGACTTGCGTGAACAAGAGCCTGGCGTTAAGTAATATAACAGGTGCATTCACCACAGGTGATGGCACAATGGTCGCACACGTATGGTATAAAATAATACCTACTGTATAACAATAGTCCTTTAAATCAACGGGGAGCAATCCCCGTTTTGCAGTGAGGATACAATGACCGAACCGACCTCAGCACCCACAACCGATATTGAAATTATCTCTGCTGCCATTACGATGGTCGGCAAACAACAAACAACGAATACGATTGATGGCGGTGGCGCACTCGCTACAGCCGCCTCTGAACTCTACAGCGTTTTAGTCACTGCTGAACTTGGCTCTAACCGCTGGCGCTTTGCTCAAACGTTCCAACAAATCAGTATTTTAACTACATTAAACCCAAGCTTTTCAGGCTGGCTTTATGAGTGTGAACTGCCAGCCGATCTCATTATGCTGCAAGCAGTCTACCCTAATCAAAATTACACACTTATGGGCAATCGACTTTTAACCCAAAGCCAACAGCGGTTAACGGTGGTATATAGCCACACTGTGCCAGTCTCTAATTGGCCACCCGCTTTTGCCATGTACATTGTTTATCACCTGGCTTCAATGCTTGGAATATCAGTCACTAATTCAGATAGAATGCTTGCACGTATTGCTCAAGGTCTTGCTACATGGGAATCAAGAGCACTCTTTGCCGATGGGCAAAGCTGTACTACGCTGCCCTTTAGACACAACCCTTACGTGGATGTACGTTACCGGAATCGCAGCAGAGGGTGGGGACAATGACCTTACGAACTATCAGTAATACCTTTACCCGAGGTGAACTAGATCCCACTTTATTTGCTAGAGACGATTTAGATATCTATGACAAGGGCGCTCGCAAACTTCGAAACATGATAGGGCTATGGACAGGGGCGGCACAGTTAGCACCTGGCTCTGTCTATGTGGATGTCATTGTTGATAGGGAAAACGGCAATGCATTAATTCAAGACCCTCTTATGATTAAAGGGTTTGATTTCACCTTTGATGCGGATGCTGAAATCACCTATACCATTATCATGCGAAAGTCTGGCACGAATATTGCTTTTGATATTTATTTTCAAGACGTGCGAGTAGCCACAGTAACGACTGTTGTTTATCTTGCCACACAAATACAAAGCATTCATGTAGCCGCGTCAAGTGATAGGGTATTAATCCTGCAAGAAAATACCGTGAGTCAACAACTAAGACGGGGCGCAAGCCATGCCTCTTGGTCATTAGCAATCTTTGTGCCAAGAGTGTTTCCGACCTTTGATTTTTCAGTGCTTGGTCTTGCTACGGACTACTCTACGTTTACCTTACTTTATCGGCCTTTAACGGCAACGATAACGATTACTTCCTCAAGCCCCGTGTTCACAGCAAACCATACCGGAGGCTTGTATCGTTGCCTAGGGGGAACCGCACGAATCACAGGCGTTGTAAGTACTACGGTTGTTAATGCGGGAGTTATTGATCCCTTTACTATTCTGGTTAATCCAGGAAGCCTATCAAGCTTGGCTGAGAAGCTTTGGAATAATGACGTGACAACGCTGCCTGTGAGTGCAGACAGGGGCTGGCCATCACGGGGCTCATTTTACTTAAACCGTTTAATCTTAGGCCGAACACTGCAAGTGAAGAACGTAGCGAATCTGTCAACGGCTGGTGTTTATGATAACTTTGATGATTCGGATTTAGACGGTACTGTGGCTTTTAGCGTGACCTTTAATGGTAAAGGTGAGCAGTCTATCCAGGCCATCATTGCCGATGACTCTATTTTGTTTACGACAACGAACAAACTTTTTGCGCAAAGCCCCTTAGTAGAAACACCCATTACGATTAATAACGTCTACTTTGCGCCGCAATCACAAAGCCCAGCCTGTGATATTGAGGCCGTTTCAATTGACAACCAAACTCTCTTTGTTTCAGCGGATAGAACAAAAGTCAATCAGACGATGTACTCAACGGCCGATGGCAAATACATGGCTTATCCTGCTACCATGCTTTCAAACAACTTAGTTGATTTTGTGACTTCAAATGCAACCTGGGAGCCATCAGGCGTTGCAACCAGGCTCTATTTAGCAAGCCAAGAAAACGGAACGATGCTGCTTTACTCGACCTTGCAAAATCAAAACGTGGCAGCCTGGAGCTTACGAACCACTACGGGTAAGTTTAGGCAAGCCATTGGAGACGGGCGGCAATCCCATGTTGTCGTTGAGCGCGAGGTGACTATCGGCGCACTCTTTGAACAGACCCTGGACTACGTATTCTTAAGCGACCCTACGTTTAAAGCGCGTTATAATGTAACCGAATTCTTTGCAAGCACCCCTGCAACCTCTACGATTGCAGTGTTTGAGAGCGTGAACGATTACATTCTCATCGGCAATCAAGCCCCCTTTACCGCAATGGATTTTGTGTTTAATACGGTGGCCTCTAGTGATTGCGAGCTTCAATTTGAATACTTAGATGGCAATGGGTTCTGGGATGTGTTCACGCCAATTGATAACACCGATGGCTTTACTCAGAACGGGACGATTACGTTTACCTTTGCAGAGGTTCTAAACTGGGCACCTTATCAAGTGAACACCATTGAAAACACCTACTGGATTCGGATTAAACGACAAGCTGAAACAGTGGCGACTATTCCTATTGTTGGTCAGGTTAAAATCAATACAGGTGCTCGCATTTACCTTGAGCGCCAATCCTTTGACGAATACATGGATTCCGTTATCACAAAGACCTCAGATAGCAACGGGGATGTGACAGGACTTACCCACCTTGCAGGACAGCAAGTCTTTGCGATAACCAATGGCGCAACGATAGGCTCCTCATTCGTGGATGCAAGCGGCAATACCCGAATTAAAAATGCCGATGCGGTGGCTAAAATTGGAATGCAATACAAGCCAGAGCTTGTACCAATGCCCTTGTATGCGCCAACACAAGAAGGAGATAGCCTCTATGCTGAAAAATACGTGCAAGATTTGTACATTGATTTCGTGGATTCGCTTTATCTTCAAGCAGGATTTAGACCACAACTTACCGACATACCTAACATGCCGCTTGGAGACTACACGCTCGGCCAATCCGTGCCCCCACAAACAGGAATCTATCGAATTTGTCCACGGGGAAGCTGGGAGCCACGGCAAGAATACGTTATCACTCAATCACAGCCTGGGCCAATGACCATTATTGGTATTGGCTATAACGTGGAGGTTCCTTAGATGTCTGATGCAAAAGGACAAGCGGCAGGGGTGGCTATTGGGGCGGCTGTTGGCGCATTACTTGGTCCCGGCGGTGCATTAGCTGGGGCTGCTATCGGCTCAAGTGCGGGTAGTCTTTTTGATGCAACCTCAAACATCAAGACCCAAAAGACCCTTGATACGGCCGCTTTAAAATTAAACCAAGCCCAAGCCCATGCGAAGGCGTCTGAACAAGGGGCAGTGCATGCGGCTAATTTTCGTCAAGCACTGGCAAGCCAGGTTGCTTTAACGTCAATGCGAGGCGGCTCTGGTTCGCTCTCCACGCAATTTGGCAATCAAGCTTATCGGACATTCTTAGAAGACCAGCAAACCATTGAAGCGGGAATTAAAACGGCTGATGTGCAAACCCAATTGGGACAAGCCGACATTACAGCACGCTCTCAAGCCGCCCAAACGATGGCCATTGGAAAGGCAGCAGCCTCTGCCTTTGAAGGGGTTAACCTCAATGCCCCGAGGAGAAAGTAATGGCCGTTAATCAATCGCCCCTATCAAGAACAATGCTGCTACCCGATTCAAAGGTCACTACAGGCCAGGGATTTTCTCAGCTTGCAACGTCTGCCAGTGCAGTAGGTCAACTCCTCACTGAACGCATTAATGAAGTGGCTATCGGTCAAGCAGCACTTCAAGGACAGGCGGATGTACAAAACGAAGCGCAGCCCGATACCTTAGCACTACCCTTTACTAAAGCCACAAAAGCCTATAACGATGCCGTATCCGATACCGAGTCAAGGCGCATGCTTACCTCGGCTCAACTACTCATTGAAGAGTCGCTAGCTAACGGCACAAACCCCGCTACGTTTAATCGGGGAACGCCCGCTAAGTTTCATTCTGAACTCGAAGGCATTAAGTCTGGCATTCTTCAGCACGCACGCGATGAGAATCGAGAGCACATTCGAGAACAACTCGATAAGATGAACGCTCAAGCCTCCATAGCGATGCTTAAACATTCCATTAGTTTTGATAATCAACAAACCAAATCCGATTTTAAAAACGATATTACAGGGCTTTTAGAGGCCAGGCGAAATGCGGCCGTAGCAGGAGATGCCGAGAAGCTTGCTGGCATAGATGAAGCGCTTAATAAATCCTTAAACGATTACTCCACAATGAACGCCGAGATTGCGCGTGCATCCCCTTATTATCGTGAAGAGATTGAAAAGAACAAGGCTGTTGATACGGTCTTAAGCGACTACAGCCAAGCGCTCCATGAGAAAAGAACACCTAATTTTTTATCCGATTTAGCCGAGAACAAACAAAAGCTGCCCTTTAATGTATGGCAAGAATCAGTCAAAGCCGTGGTTGCTTTAGACCAAACCGAGAAGCGCTTAAAAAACGACATCAATGCCGAGCAAGTAGCCCAAGTTAATCTAGGCATAACCAACGGTAACATTCAAAATGCTGGCGATATTGTTAATTTCCAAGAGCTTACTGTGCCGCAGAAATTAACGGCAATGAATACCCTTGAAACGAAACAAACGAAACAATTTAAAGACAATGCGGTTTTAATCACGGCTCAGCAAAATATTTTATCAGGTCGTCCCGCTTGGAATACCCCAGACACCCGAAATAAAATGTTTCAAACCCAGATTCAAAATATGGAGCAGCAAACCGGACAGGTCGCCACCCTTGTGGACATGGAGCAAAGTATTTTGGGTCTTAATAATTATCCGGCCAGTGGTTTAGCGCAAACCGCTATAGGCACTAATGTACCTGCCTTTGATGCAACGATTAGTCAAAAGCTAACGGGTGGTGATGTGGCGTCAACAGCACAAGCAGCCATGATATTCAATGACATGACGACTATTAAAGGCATGCCAGGCAGTATAAATATCAACGGCGATGCGCTTGCAGTAGCAACTCTATTCAACGAATTAAACAATGGCGGAACAACGCCAGAACAAGCCGCAGAGCAGGCCATTAACACTGTGATTCATGCAAGCGAGCCTCAGGTGGCAGGGCGCATTGATACCTTTCACAAAACCCTTGAAAAGGTCAATCCGCAAACGGGTAAAAATCCTTTGCAATCTAAATTTAAAGAGACGTTTGGCGCAGACCCTCAAGGCTTTGGTTCACAAGAAGCCTTCAAAGTATTCTCCGATACTTATCGTGCTAATTATATTTCTTCTAATTCGGAAGAGGCTGCCTTCAAGGCCACGAAGTATGCCATGGATGCGTGGGGAACCTCTAAGTATTTTGATAAAGGATTTGTGGGTCAGCCAACGCCTGAGAAGGATGTTCCTATCGCTAAAGTGGGTAACGCCTTTGGTAATCAATTAGTCTCAAATGTGCAAGGTTTTATTAATCGAACCAATGCCGCACGTGCTGCACACCCCGATTTAAATATACCTGTCGTTGAGTGGGTGCGTCCTGCGCAAACGATAACGGGTGACGAATCACAACAAGACAAAGTATTTAAAAAGATGACCATTGGCGATAAACCCAGGATTAAAATTAATGGACATGAAACTGATGTGGTGCTTATTCCGAGTGCAACGTCTAGCCTTGATAATCGTGTTAACTATTTGCTTGGCGTATACGACCAATTTAATAATCTTAACCCGCTTAAAGATATTACCAATGGCGTGGATCAAGTGGCACGCTTCTCGCCGAAAGAGCTTAGTCTCTGGTCACCTAGCGTTGCACAATCACAAGACAATAAAGCGCTACAGAAGGAAGCTCGCGCTAAGGCGGCGGCTCAATTAAAAGGGGAGGTAATGTCGCTTGCCGCACAGTCGCCGACTGAGATTGCAGAGCGATTTAATCAAATCTTAGGGTCAATAGGCGCTGAGCGTGGGGCTTCGGCTACTCGAAGTGAGATAACCGATGCGGATAATGTGGGAATTGCTCCAGACACTGGCCAGGTTATTTCGGGAAATATTGATTTAAATACCAGGCCGCGAGTAAAAAATCCTGATGGCAAGATAAGTACTGTACGTACTATTGGTATTCAAGCAGACGGACTTGAGTTTGTTATTCCAACCGTGAGTGATGAGGGTGCACTCTTATCCAATAAAGAAGCTGTGGCTTTATTTAAAAAAAACAAGAAACATCTAGGCGCATTTAAAACCAAAGAACAAGCCACAGCCTTTGCCGAACAACTGCATGAAAGCGAAGCCGCTAAACTATTGCAGGAGTCAGCCGAATGATTGAGAAGCAAGAGCCGAAAGAGCCTAATTGGCTCAATGATTTTGCAAAGGAAAGCACGCCGGATGCCAGTAAGTTTGGCTATGTCCCGTTGCCAACCTTAGCTCATGACGAGCCAGAAGGCTCTGTTTATGCCGCTCACTTACGTCAACAAAATACAATTGGAAGCCTGTTAAATAGAAGCACTACCTACCAGCTTAACGAAGACGTACAAAAAGATTACGACTTTAGTAATTACGTCAATCAAATACCCAAAGACTTAACCCAGTTTTCTGATAAATTCTTTGGTGCAACAACCGACGAGGACTTCAAAAGCATTGAATCACAGCTTCGACAAGAGATAGCTGATAGGAGTTTATTAGCTGCTCACCCCTGGAAAGCCTTAGCCTATTCGCTTGACCCCCTTGAGCCTACAAACTGGCTGCCTGGTGGTGTTATTTATAAGGATGCAAAGTTAGGGGCTGCCGTTGCGCGCTCCCTGATGGGTGCTAGCTTATCCGCCATAGCAAGTACTGCGACTCAAGAAGCCCTCCTGCATCAAAATCAATTAACGCGAACCATGCAAGAAAGTATGTTTAATACGATTGGTGCAGGGCTTTTGGGCGGTGTAATCGGTGGAGGAGTATCCGCTGTAGCTGGAAGACGTCTTGCTGGTTCAGTGCCAGGCATGCTTCATCCTGACGAGATAAAACGCCTTCAATTCATTCAAAACGATATTAATGAAGCGATTAATCCCAGTGAAAATCTATCGGCTGCTAAAAATGCAATCATGGATGACTCAGGGATTGCGCGAATGCCTAAGTTTATAGCTGCAACCATGAAATTAACACCGATGAACCGCTTGCTTAACTCGCCTTTTAATACCGCAAAATGGTTTGGTGCAACGGCCTTTGAGCACAACTATGAACTCGTTAAAAACTCTGATGGCATTAGCTCTGGGGTTTCTATTGAACGCTCTATTAAGATGGAAATGCGAGCGCTCGGTAAAAAGCAAATTGACCACATGAATTACTTTTATGAAATGCACGGCGTGAGTGGAAAATACTTTAAAGCAACGCGTAAAAAGATGGGTGAGCTGGGTACTGATTCGCCTTTGAATATAAACTTAGACCAGTTCAATAAGGCGGTTTATGAAACTGCACTAACGGGCACAGACCATGCTCTACCGCAAGTGAATAAAGCCGCCACGATGTGGCGCAATGAATTTGATAGGCAGCAAAAGCAAGCGATTGACTTAGGGCTTTTACCGGAAGATGTACAAGTGCCTAATGCGCCTAATTACATCATGGTTATGTACAACAAAAATAAAATCATTGAGGAGGGCGGGAAGGCTGCTCGAACACAGGGAAGCTTTGCTAGACACCTCTACGATCAGTTTGAGGCGTCGAATGAAACGACGAAACAATATCTTGAATCGCCCATGTATACCGCGGCTCAAGACCAGATTAAAACCTTTGGCGAGCGTCTAAGAACTATTTCGCCTGAACAAAAGACAATTATTGATAGTCAGATTTTTGAACTCAATAAAAAGGTTAAAGAGCTTGAGGGGTTAAAATCTAAGAAGTCCAAAGACGACTTAGATAAGATTGATGCAGAGATTATAGCAACGCAAGCGAAGGCCACTGAATTTAAAGCGCGTGCTGATACGCTTCAAAAAAAATACGAGACACAAATTGAAACGGAAATCAAATCACACGAAAACGGAAAAACTATTTATGACAAACGAATTAAAATCTACAACAGCCGTGCTAATACCGTAGCTGCTCGCATTACCTCTCAAGAGAAATCGATTTCTGAATTAAAGGGGCGCATTGGCGAGATTAAAAGATCAACGCCTAAAAGATCTAGACTTGAGGCTGCGCTGAATGAAGCCAAGGCCACGCTGTCTGGATTAAAAGACTATTCCGGTGCAGTTAAGAAGGCGCTTAAGAGCGCACAAGACCATATCAAAAGTCATGACCAACGCATTAAAGAATTAAATCGCATCAAAAAAGAACCCGAGCCATCGATTCCCTCTATTCATGCTGAAATTAAACGCCTTGATTTAGAAGCTAAACAATTAAATGATTCTAAGCGCCCAAGTCCTAAGGAAATTAAAGCACATGAGAAGGCTATACAGGCGCTAGAGAAAGAGAAAAAAACTATTGATAAATCACGTGAGATTTCTAGCGAAGAGAAAGCTAACTTTAAAAAAGAAATTGAACGCCTTGAAAAAGAGATACTAGACAATGCGCCAGCGGGTGCAAAAACCTGGGAAGGGAAATTACACACTGTTATCAAGGGTGATGATGCAGAAGACACAGTAAATCTTATCTGGACTCAAGTAGGGCAGACGATTGACCACATTCTTGGTGATGCAGATGGCCAGCTATTAAACCCTTTTTTGTCTAAACTGGGTGGCGAAACAAAACCCTTCAAAGCACGAAAGCTTATTATTGACCAGCTTCAAGCAAGCCCTTGGCATATTACCGATATTCAGAAAATTGCCGAGGCACACAATAGGGCGATGGTTCCAGCAATCAAGCTTACGGCTTTTGCAAGACAACAAGGCTACAAAGATATTAACGAGATGGTGCTTGGCATTGGCGAGTCAATCCGAAAAGAATTTGATGCGCATGCTGAAGGTCTTACAGGTAAGAAAGCGCAAACGATTCGAGCACAATACGATAGTGCTATTGGTGATATGCAAGCTACGATTCAAATGCTGAAAGGCGTTTACGGTCAAGGCTTTAATGTGCTCAATAGCAAAGGCGCTCAATTTTTTAATAATATCTTGAACTGGAATTACACGCGAATGTTAGGACACATGACACTAGCGAGCTTGCCGGAGCTTGGTCTTGCCGTCATGCGAAATGGCCCTATAGAGGTCTTAGTTCATGGTATTGGCGAATCCTTCTCAACCGTTAAAAAGATTTCTAAAAACGATTTGCAAGCCTTAGGCTATGGCATTGAAACGGAATTAGCGGGTCACATTAAATCCTACGTTGAGCACGACGGCTTATCAACTAATCCAAGCCCCTTTACCAAAGGACTTAATTCGCTCACTAAAAACTTTGGCAATCTCTCATTAATGAACCCTTGGCTTGATATGGTGCAAAACTTATCCGGTCATCTTGCTATTAATAAAATTCTTCGGATTATTCACAAATCAGTAGATGGCGAGAAGGTGACTCAGAAAGAATCAACAAACATTGCACGCCTTGGTATTGCCACCGAACATTTTGCAGAGATTGCAAAGTTTACTAAAGACAATATCTACAAGGGTACTCGCTTTGCCGACTGGACAAACTGGGACATTAGGACAGTGCCCGAAAGAAACGCATTAGAAGCGTTTCAATCAGCTGTATCAAAGAGCATTGATGAGATTTCAATCATGCCTAATTTAGGTGACAAACCTTTATTCTTACAGCAAAAAGGGTTCTTTGGAACGATTGCACGCCTTACTTTTCAGTTTAAATCCTATTTGATGGCGGCTACTAACCGCATTCTCTATTCTGGAATTCAGAATAGAAATGATATTAATTTGTACTTAGGAGCTGCTTCCATGATTGGCTTAGGCGTGCTTGGTTATCTGGCGTCCAGCGTACTAAGAGGCTCTAAAGATGGGATTGATCTATCAGCTAAAAATCTACTTAGAGAGGGCTTAGATAGAAGTGCTGTCCTTGGCGTTTTTGGCGAGGGCATTAATATCGGGCAGAAGCTGTTTCAACTCGGTGAAGTTTCGCGTTACAAATCAAGAAATGCCTTTGGCTCGGCATTTGGCCCAACAGGGGGCAGCGCTTCTGAGTTGGTTGAATTATTTAACAAGATTAACCCGTTCTCCTCTGCTAAAGGAGAGTGGACAACAAAAGACGCCGAGGTGGTCATGAAATTAATGCCCTTACAAAACCTGTTTTATTTACAACGCATCAATCGACAACTCACCCATACGATTGCCGAAGAACTTGGAGCAACACCCGTTTCAGACTAGAGGATGAACCCATGTCAAACATAAAAATAAATGATGTAGCTCAGCGTATACAGTACACGGCAACGAATGGACAAACCCAGTTTGCAATTCCGTTTCCTTTTTTTTCAAATGCGTATGTGATTGTGTGGCAAGATGGGGTTCAATTATTTCCAGGTGGTGCGCCAGGTCAATACGGTATTAGCGGGGCTGGCTCTCCATCGGGTGGCCTGATAACACTTGTCACGCCAGCTACGCTTAACTCAATCATTACCATTCAAGGCGATATGCCCATTGATAGAACCTCTATCTATTCCGCAACGATTTCAAACCTTACGGGGTCTGATTTAAACGGTGACTTTAACCGCGAAGTCGTGATGATGAAACAAATTCAAACGACGCAAGAGTTCTTGCAATTAGCCTATGCTCCTTTTGCTTTAGTGTCGCAAGACCTAACGGTAACAAAAGACCGATTAATTCCCATTCTTGGAGCACAACAATTATGGCGCATGAATGAAGCAGGAACTGCGATTGAAGCCTTTACCTTAGATAATGTGCCAGCCCCTAGCAACTCGTTTTTTGTTACTTACGGCAATGACCCAAGTCTTGAGAACGAACAAAACCTTGCATTGCTGGGTAATGGTCTTTTAAAGCAAACCGTAGCAGCAGGACTGGCCACCTTAGCGCTTGCAATCCCAGGCGTTGACTACCTAGACCCAGGCACGCCACTTGGCACAATGGCCTATCAGAATGCGAACAACGTCAACATCACAGGAGGCTCAGCAGCCCTAGGCTCAGGCTCCGTTGCTACGTCACCGATTGCCGGTACGGATTTAGTGAATAAATCCTATGCTGATTCAATCGCTGCGGGTTTTAGTTTTAAAGCGTCTTGCTCGGTTGCAACGACTGCTGATTTAAATGCAACGTATGCCAATGGTGCTTCAGGTGTGGGAGCAACGTTAACTTGTAATGTCAATGGCGCAATCGTTGTTGATGGTGTCTCCCTTATTGTAACCGATAGAGTGCTTGTTAAAGACCAAACCTCAACGCCTGATAACGGCGTCTATACTGTAACAACGGTGGGCACTGGCGGAACCCCTTTTGTTTTGACCCGCGCCACTGATTTTGATACCAACACTGAAATAGCCCCAGGCTCAATTATTTTTATTCGGGACGGGTCAACCTATAACGACACCTCATTTGTAGAGACTGAGATTGTGTTAACAGTAGGCACAAGCCCTGTGCTCTTTACTCAATTCAGCCAGCAATACCCGCTCTCAATGGGTAATGGCGGAACTGGCGCTGTTATTACCCCCATTGCCAATGCGGTCTTTAGTACCACGGCTGGCAGTTTAGGCCAGTTAAGCACCACACTACCAACGGGCTTAACCATCCCAGGCTATGCCCATTCAGGCGCTAACTCTGATATTACGTCAATGACGGGGTTAACGGGTAAGCTAGAAGCACCAACGGCCATTGCCTCCAGTGCAGGACTTAATGTTCTTGGATTTACTTATACTGGAAGTGCGGTCAATAATTTAGTGATGACTAATGCTATCACTGCTACCTCACCAATACTCTCAGCTACAGGAACTGATACCAATGTTGGGATTGATTACAAAGCCCAGCTTGCGGGTGTTCATCGATTCTTTTCAACATCAAACGCTCCCTTTAATATTTTAAGCGGGACTTCAAACCAGCACATTACCCGCTTTAACTTTGCAAACACGGCTCAAACAAGGGATGTTACTTTTCCTGATGCCGATGGAACGGTAGCGTTTACTAACGCAGGTACGCAGTTTATAACCTCAGCAACAGCTAGCAATTCCGCGACCATTGATTTAGTAGGCATGACAGGCTTTACGCATTACTTTATTTATTATAATAATTTAACGCCTGTCACTAACACGACCAATTTGTTTCTCAGGGTATCAACTAATAACGGCTCAACATTTGATGCTACGACTTATCGTTATGTTGATAGTATATTTAATGCGTTGGGCGTGGGTATATCGCCCGTCGTTGGCGGCACAGAATTTGTAGTCGGCCCAGGGTTTAACAACACCGCGGGCAATGGAGCTGGGGGCATTATACATATTATCAATCCCGCAGGGGCGGCTTATACGACCATCAACTCCTCGGGATACATGATAACGGGTGCGGGAGCCACTCAGTCTATGATGTCCAATGGCCAGTGGGCGCAAACGACAACGGTCAACGCTATTCGTTTACTGATGTCAGCCGGTAATATATCTACTGGAAGTTTCTACCTATACGGAGTTAAATAACATGACACTCTATAAAAATGTGAACGGGGTTGATATGGCTTTATCACCCGAAGAAGAGGCTGAACATTTAGCCCGTGAAGTTGAGTTTGAAAGCACATTCCTTGCCCGAACTAAACAACAATACGTCGATGCGCTAACGCTTCTCATCGATACAACGGCTCAACAAAAAGACTATACGAGCGCACTTTCTTGCGCCTCTTATGTTCAGAGTACTAACATCCAATGGTCAGACGAAGCCGATGCGTTTGTCGCGTGGCGAGACGTTGCCTTAGAATATGCTTATGAGTATCTTGACAGGGTTCAATCCGGTGAGATTATAAACCCAACAATTGAGGACTTCATCGCGGGAGTACCCGTATTAACCTGGCCAATAGTGCCAACACCGTAAGGACTAATCATGACACCAGAAAGTATTCATCAACGAATGGCTGAATTAATGCACCACAAAAGTCAGCTTGATATTCAATACAAACAAACCGAACAGCAAATTTTTATGTTGCAAGGTCATATTAATGAACTTCAGCATCAGCTCTCTTTAATTCCTGTCACGAATACAGAGGCAACACCACCATCGAATGATAACGAAAATTCAAGCAATGAAGAGACGGACTGAGATAAAAATGGCATTTACTATAAATGATTTACATGAAGTCATAGACGGCTATAAGATTAAAACGCCAAAAGTAATCGCTTTAAAAACGGTTGATGTTGCTTTTGATTTACTAGAGGATATTAACAAGGAGGATTTAATGCCACTTAAGAAGGGTAGTAGTGCAAAAACAATACAGGCTAATATTAAAACTGAAATAGCAGCAGGGAAGAAGCCAGAAGATTCGTCATGAAAGATAAAATGAAAGATAAAAAACCGATGCCGAACAAAGATAAGAAAAAGAAATCCGGTTACTGATTTTAAATACAGCGTCCTGATGCTACTCTTAAGGTGCAGTTACAGCTAGGGCGCTGGTTTTTCGTTCTTCCTTTTCCAGCGCCCCTAGTCCTTAAGGGAGTATCTAATGCATGGACTCTTATTGATTGCTTTGGTCTTACTATCGTCTTGCCAAGCTCAGCAAAACGATATCGACATCGAATACATTACAGACCCTTGCTTAATTCCAACCAAAGACAACCAATTTAGACTGTGCGATGACATGGTCATTAAAGCCAAAAAGAAGTACCACGCTGTACCGATGGGCTTTAAGACCGACCTTGCAAGCATACCGCGCATCATGTGGCCTATTTTTTCTCCAAGCGATTATGATTCCATTGCCTCTGCTGTTTTACATGACTGGCATTACTGTTGCGTGACAAATGTCTCACGTAAGCGTGCCGATGTTTTATTTTATTCGGGTCTTCGTAGTCACGGCATGCACAAAATTAAAGCCTCTATCTATTATTATGGTGTTCGCGCCATCGGTTGGTTATATTACACGCATGGCGAAGGGCTTATCAAACACCGTGACGAGCTTAACATCGATGATTTCGGGGGTCGTAATGTCTGCATTAGATTGGTCTCTATACCCTAACTTCTCAGAGTCAGAGTTGCGTTGTAAAGTGACGGGTGAGTGCAACATGCATCCCGAGATGATGCAAATACTACAAAACATTCGCACAAGTTTGGCGAAGCCCATTTTTATTTCAAGCGGCTATCGTTCCGTGAAACATCCCTTAGAGCAAGAGAAAGACAAGCCAGGAGAGCATACGTTTGGCATGGCCGTTGATATTTTATGCCATGGGATTAGAGCATTAGAAATCATTTGGTTTGCACAGGGATTTGGGGTTAAACGAATTGGACTGCATCAGAAAGGAAACGCAAACGGCAGGTTTGTACACCTTGGAATTGCCGATAGATACAATTTAGAATTTCCGGCGGCAATATGGACATACTAAGGTTTGATATGCCTTATCCCCCGAGTATTAATCATTACTACGTTCGTGCAACGCATGGGGTTATATTGGGCATCAAGGGCAAGCAATACCGACAAGACGTGAGCTTTTTACTCTATAAGTTTCGCGACAAATGCGGCAGTGAAATGCGACTTAGTCTTACTATTAATGTCTTCCCTCCTGACAAGCGATTGCGTGATTTAGACAATATTTGCAAAGCAGCAATCGATTCCATGCAGCACGCACGCGTCTTTGAAAACGACAATCAAATTGATATGCTCACTATCATACGCCGAGATATGGTTAAGGATGGCCAGCTTTCAGTGTGGATTGGCGAATGCTCTTAAAGCGCATTGATTACTTTAAAGACCTCTTTCCAGCCTACCCGCATCAGCGAGCATTCTTTGAAGCTTTTTTTTCTGGACAGTACCGTTTTTTTATCGAGAACATACACCGCAGGGGTGGCAAGGACGCTACCTTTTTTAACGTCGCTTGGCTCTTTGCATCGATGGAACGGGGCAACTATCTTTATACGCTGCCTAAAATTGGACAGGCTAAAAACGTGATTTGGGAGGGAACAGATTTAGAAGGGCGCAGATGGATTGATTTAATTCCTAAGCATCTGCTAGCTCGTGAGCCTAATCAAACGGAACGAAAGATTTACTTCACCTCAGGTTCTATGCTGCATATTACAGGAGCAGATAGCATCTTAGGCGCACACTTAGGCTCAAACCTTCGCGGCCTTTACATGTCGGAATTCCAACGCACAGCCCCTGGCATTTGGGATTATCTGCGCCCAATTATCAACCGAAACCCCAAAGGCTTCGCGTGCTTTAATTACACAAGCTTTGGCCAATGCCATGCGCATAAGCTACGAACTGCTAACCTTGATAATCCTAAGTGGCATACCCGAAAGCTTACTGTTGATGATACGAGAGACAACTACGGGAACTATATTTTTAGTCCAGAACAAGTAGAGGATGAAAGACGTTCTGGAATGGATGAGGACTTAATCCAGCAAGAGTATTACTGTGATGATAGCGTGGCTGTTAAAGGAACCTACTTTGCAGAAGCGTTACAAAAGGCGAGAGACGAAGGGCGTATTGTGCCCATGCTTGAAGTGTATCCAGGAAAGCCCGTCCATACTTCGTGGGACTTAGGCAGCAAGGACACCAATAGCATTTGGTTTTTTCAAGTCGTTGGCACAGGTGAAGCGCAACAGTTTCGATACTTTTACCAGCATGATGCGAACTATCAAGATATACCCTACTACCTAGCGTTGCTTGCCCGCATACAAAATATCTTTGGCTTTAGTAGTTATGGCTATCACTTCTTGCCTCATGATGTCAGCCAAACCGAATGGACAACGGCTAAAACCAGGCGCGTGTTATTGATGGAGAAAGGATTAAAGATTACCCCTGTACCCATGCTCAAAGTCATTGAGCGGGTGCAAGTGGCTCGCAGCAACTTAGGAAAGTGTTGGTTTGCTGAAGAGGGTTGCAAGAACGGGCTTGAGGCGCTGAATGTGAGTCGTGCTCGCTATGATGAGAAGCTTAGAGCTTTTAGTTCTGATGAGGTTCACGACTGGGCGTCCCATGCCAGTGCTGCTTTTCAGTACGGCCATGTGGGTTGGTTGGACAGCCACAATAAACATCAGCTTCAAGCGCAAAAAGAATACGCGAAGTTTAGGCCGATGAATCCAGGAAAGAATTAAGCTGTACCATCCGGCACAGTTTCAAAGCCTTCGTCAGTAATACCTATCTTGTGCGCTTCTTCAATCGCTTTGATGCGTGCCTCTTGGGTTACATTCTGATCGACTTTGATACTCAATTCAATCAAGCTCGCAAGCTTTTGTGCTTCATCGGGGGTTAGTTCTCGTTCACTTACTGCCTTCATGATGGCCGTTAACATTTGGCGTTCATCTTTGGCTTTGCCTAGAGTCTTAACGGTGATTAAACGCTTATCGGGAATATTAAACCGCACGTTATACATACGATTAAAAAGACCCCAGTTGATACTTGCGCCTTCAAACTCTTGTACAAGATATTCTTGACGCAGCTCATCATAGTAAGCCCTGGCTTGATCGTGCGCAACCTGGCACGCCTTATCAAACAAAGGATGACTTTTTCTCCAGGTCACAAAGGTATCATTACATATCATATGTTTCGCACAGAACTGGGAGCGAGTCTTGCCCTCAGAGAACATATTTATAATCTCAAGGCTCATTGAATCCTTATACTTGCTACCCCAAGGATTATTTTTATCGCTTAAGTCGGGCTCTTTAGTAACCAATGTTGCTGCCCCCCTAATTTGATGCATCCAATTCGCCAATTTCTTTAAGTAGATCATGCGCCGATTCATTAATGTATTTAAAAAAAGGATCATTATCTGGACGCTCTTTAGCCAGCATTTTTACAAATGCCAATAACCTATCATAGCGCTCTTTGAGTGTATCAGTCATGATATCATCATATTCGATTAAACCGTCTACATCCATATTATACTAATTTTACTTGTTGTTTATAAATTCAATGAGCATTCTTTATCGCAGCGCGAGCAACGCTTCACGGCTTCACGCTGGTTGTTAATTGCCTTGCTCAACACGATGAACCATTTGTGTTTACAGGGCTTTGTTTCTTTTTCGACAAGCTCTTCATTATGGCAATCACATGCCCATTGTACGATAATGGATTGATTAGCATCATCGAGAGCTAAGCTTGCTTTGGCTTTTGCATTACAGTGCTGGCATTTAATTGTGTTCATTTTTTACCTAATCATATTTTTTTATTTTATTATAAGCACCAGTTACTATTTCTTTGTGCTCACAATAGTTATCAATCATTGACTGGATTTTGTTTTGAATGGCTATTTCTTCTTCAAAAAGAACCATATTATTAAGCTTCATAAGATGCTCATAAGTGCCAATTAATCTCAAAATGATAAATAGCTCTTCTTTCGTGAAATCATTCATTATAGTTTCTTTTCCTCGTCTTTATTTAGCTACCCTCACGAATAATGAGGGAGCCATATTGTTGACGTTAACTAAATGGTTAGCCTTGCAATTCATCCGGCAACACTTCGCCAGTCTCAGGATCAACTTTCTTTGCCTTAGCTTTGTTATTTTTCAATATATCCATTAAGTCATCTTGTGCGGTACTCTCTGTGACTTCACCTTCTATCACAAAATCCATGTCGAACTCTTCAGAGGCAGCAGCCTTAATGTTTTGATTGCCTATCTCTTGTTGTTCGTCCAGTGACACCGCTTTCTGCATTTCAACAGAACAAGGCAGCCATTTAAACAATTTTCTAAGCACTGTTTTTTTTGCCATTTCTTCATAGTGAGTCACCCATGGGCCATTTCCTTTTGACTGTGAACCTTCTCTCACCTGGTCTACTTCTTTCTTGCTCATGACTTCAAATTGATGGCCACCGTCTTTAAGGAGAGCAACCGCATAGACCGCAACCAATTCTCCTCGGTCAGTCATTGATGGTTTGTGAACGATATCTTCCTTTAACCCGAACTCATAATGGAATTCATCATTTGAAAAAACGGAGCGTGAAACCAATGAGATAATTTGCCCTGAACGGCGTGCTAAATCAAGAAATCCTCGATAGCCTGGCATAAAGGTACACTCAGTGATTCCTTTCTTGTTGTTGTAGAAGGGGATTAGATAGCAAGAGCCTAGAACGCCTGGCTCAAGTCCTAGTTGGGATGCTTGCATGATGGCAGCAATGAAGCTCATTGGATCACATTCGGCCATCTTGGGATTCTTTCTAAGCTCGGTTAAAGCAATGCGTGTCATGCGCTCAGGGGTTAAATGCTTGGGTAAGCAGCGAGCAATCTCGCCTTTCATTTGTTCAAGCATTCCTTGAATTGATTTTGAATTGGCAATCATCATGCCTTTTTTAGTTTGACTCATGTGTTCTACTCCTAGTATTAATATTTAACCCACGATGGGTAAGTTAATGTTTGTGGTTCGTAGCAATCCCATTGTTGGGACTCTAAACAATCAGCTAAGCCATGCATCAGCGCATCAAATTCAAGAGTGGCTCTTATCAAGCATTCATTATCGACTTCGTAATAGACGCACGGACAGCCAGGGGATTTCTCAATGCAATAAAAAATAAACTTTTCCATTTCGATGTCTATTGAAGCCAGGGCTTCTTTAATCATGGCTGCTTGAAGAAAGTATCCGCTTCGATAAGCAGCCGATTGAAAAGCGCTAAAGCTTGCATCGTTGCAAGTCTTTAAGTCGGTAACGACAGACCCCACCCACGCATCAGGTCTTACCTTGCATTGTAAACCAGACTTCTTGTGCGTAAAATAAATACTTCGTTCAACGTTTACACCCGTAAATAAAGCGTGTGCCACGGCATCACCGAGCACTGCATCGGCATAAGTTTTAGCTTCATTGTAAACCTCATAGGCAATGATTTCTTTGCCTTCGGCGTGCTTTCTAAACTCATCCATCGTTAATTCATTGGCGCAAAGAATGGCCTCTCGCTGGGTTTTAAGGCTGTCGTATTCATCACGGCCTAATTCTTTTAACAGACCAAGTTTAGGTGGCGTTACGAGTGTTGGCTGAACTAAATAGCGCTCTTCAAAGCAGTTAGGCTCAAGCACCAAGGCATGCACCAGTTCACCCATCTTCATGGCTGGCGTACAGGTTTGTTTGATTCGCTCAGGATTTAAATATTTATTCCAGTAGTGCCATGGGGATTTTTTAAATTCCCAAAGCGCACTACGTGAGATACCTTCGCTGCTGTGGTAAGCCTCATTGGGTATATCGTGTATTCCGTTTTCGAGCTTCATTATTAGCCTTCTCCGTTTTCGAGTAAATCAATGTGTCCAATTGCAGCGAAGCGAGCTTCTTGTTCAGTGTCGAACCATTCCGCAGATTCAATTTCATCGTTCGCGTAAATGACATAAACGTATCGTCTTGTATCGTTTGGATTCCCTGTTTCATTCCAGGGGAATATTGAATAGTCGTAGCAGCTGTATTTTTCTTTCATGGGACTTACTCCTTGTCGCAGTGGTAGGCATAACTTGCTAGAAATCGTTTACAAAAGAGTACCAAGCTTTCTATAGCAGCAGGGTGAATACCTTGTTCTTTGAGTATCGTTTGGGCTTCGTCATTATCGATTTCGATATCAAAACCAAACGTTTGATTATTCTGAATCCAGACGTCATGGTCTTCTCCCATGAGGTCGCCCAGACTGATTGAGTGTACTGAGTTAAGCAATTTCATATCCTCCTGATAAGGTTCATCATAGTCATCAATCATATCGTATTTATAAGATGCGCTCATTTTTTTACCTCATTGTTGTTTTGATGAGGGTATTAAACAACAAGCTTAAGGTTGCGTCAACCATAAAGTTGTACAAACTTAAGGTTTAACTTAATTGCAAATAAAAGGTTGTACAACAATAAGGAGATATGTTACTTTTCATATCTTTATTAAAGAGATAATCAATGACCATAGATGATGCTGTTGCCGAATTTGGAAGCGGGAGACAAGTCTGTCTGGCGCTTGGTATTTCTGATAGAAATTTTACTAAATGGAATGGAAGGGGCTGGATACCACAGGCACAGCAATTACGTTTGGAAAAAATTACCCATGGCAAATTAAAAGCAGATGAATTTGGCCCAGATAGAAGGCCAGTTAATTTATCTAAATAAAAAGAATTCAGGAACTAATAAGAACAACAGGGAACCATTAACAATAAACAAGAGGTTCCATTATGAGTTTAAAAAAAATATTAATCGCTTTATCTCTATTTGTATGTAGTTTTCAAAGCTATGCATCCATCTTTGATCAACCCTTGACACAAACACAGGAAGAGGCACGTGACTCATATAATATGCAGGGCGAGATAGCGACTCAGAATAATGATACTGGGGCACTACAGCAATTAAATAATTGCTACAACTGCCAGACCAGAGACGTCATGAACGATTATCGTAATCGTGCGTTTCGTCCTTCCCATTAAGCATTAACTAAATTAATTATTAGAGCAGGGACGCTTAAACTACCGCAGCAACAAGAGGTTCCATACATTGAAAACAACTTTAAAAGAAATTATAGGAATAATAATAGCAGTTGTAGTTATAGCCGGTGTATTAAGTTTACCACCTAGAGACACTTCGCCAGAAAATGATTATGGCGTTTTGAGGAGATAAATAGAGCAATGATGCTCTAATAGCTATCAACAACAAGTCATCATAAAAGCAATAACAACCAGGAAAACTACGGTATGTGTATTACAACTGAGGATAGATTTTGGCATCTTTTTTGTATTTCAGAAACCCTTCGAGAGGAAAAAATTACGTATGACTTGTCCATTGAGGCCATTTACAATCAAATTCCCTATGGAATTGCAGCTCATGCCGCTCTTATTGGGAATGCCTCCCCAGTTTGCTATTGGGTAATGGAAAACATTCTAGGATATGAACTTGATCATGAACAAGAGAAATGGGTTAAAAAATAATGTTTAAAATAAGTAGGTTGAATAAAGACTTTAATTATTATTTTAAGGCATAATTGCGAAAAGGTTCGGCTGGGTACATCAATGTTCCCAGCACGGGAACTTTAAACATATCGAATGAATACTTAAGCCGACAAGCACTTATTCATTCTTAATTGATCGGATGTCTTGTTTTGTCAAATAAGGACAAGACTTCCATACAACGTCACTACATAGTCACGGCAGAATACCAAGCATAGCAAACAGTGCAACATGACTATTGTCACTACTACATGACTGAGGAAATTATACCATGAATACCAAGCAGAGCAACACTTCATCACAATACATTGAAAAATTCTCTGGTGACTTCTCAAAAGAAGATCACGGTTGTTCCATCCTAATTAATCAAACTATGAATAACATCCGTGACTTAGATGCTGCTGGAATGTACAGCTATCTTTCTTGCCGTCCTAAAACATGGAAAATAAATGTCAAACACCTAATGGCTCACTTCAAGTGCGGCAAAGATAAAATCTATTCTACCTTAACAAAGCTTATTGAATTGGGGTTGCTTACCGTACTTCACAAGCGCGAGAAGGGAAAATTCACCAAGCCATTCTACATGCTCCATCTCCAGCAACCACAAGGCTTTTCACCGTGTCCGGAAAAACCGGACACGGTTCAACCGGATACGGAAAAACCGGATACATATAAAACAAAGAAGTTAGAAAACAAAGAAAGTAAAACAACAACAGAGACAAAGCCCATCCCTAATAAGTCTGGTTATTGTTATAAACACGCAAATAATAATCAGACAAAACAAAAACAACCAACAACAGTTCATAATTCTCTCTCCGAGCAACAAACCGTTGTTGTTTTTGAATCGTCTAATCAAGACAACTATGTTTTGAATAAAATCAAAGATACCCCGAAAGAAAATAGCCCTGATTGCGACCAGGTTCGATTTTTGAAAGAGATTAAATTTCACATTGAGAAACATTACCCCGATAACTTCAATAAAGGGATAAATGCTGTCGCCAAGCTTTTAAAACACTATCGCTGGTCAACCCCGTCAGGTTACGTTGACCTCGATAGTGAAAATGACAAGAAAGAGGCCAGTGAACGCGAGCATCAGGCGAGAATGAAATCACAAGAGGAATTAGGCGAGAGGAAAAGAAAAGAGCTTCAAGAGGCTTCAAAGCGCTCCAGAAACGAAAAGCAAAAACGAGGAAATGTGACACAGCCTTTTTCAAGCGCGATTAAACAAATGTATGAAATAATTGGTGTGAAATTGGAATGTCGCGGTTTGACTATATAGCGTTGAGCATTTGATTCAAGGAGTCAATCTGGGCAATCAACATGCTTGACAAATTCTTATCTACAGCCTTACCCCCAGATTCTGTGGATAAAGATTGATTGGGAATAATTGTTTTGTGCTTGGCAGATTCATGGCGCTCAGTATGTAGTGTGTTGATGTATCGATTCGTTGTGCTGATGGACTGATGACCCGCATCATCCCGAACATGGTTTAGAGGACGTGTTTTAGCATCCTCAGAAATGGCGGTATGTCGTAGCCAATGAACGGTTACTTCACGCAGTCCTTCTGACTCCTCTGGATGGGTTAGACTTAGAAGCTCAGCTGCTTTATCAAAACAAGTTTGTACTAATCGGCGAATAGGAGAGGTATCACTCATTGCCCCAAAGCCCCGAATTTTAGGGATTAAAGGCGTAGTATCTCCTAGGGATGGCACAGAGGTTAACCCAAGGAATGCGCGCCATCGCATGAGGCTATTAAGCACTGCATCACTAACGGCAATTTGTCTTTCTTTATTGCCTTTGCCTACAGTGGTAAACCACCAATTGCCCTCACTGTCTTTGGTGAAGTGATTCATCATTGGCGACCAGCGAACGCTTGCTGTTACCTCAGAGATGCGTAGATACAACCCGAAAAACAGGCTCAAGATAAATCGAGTGCGCTCTTTCCATATGATTGTTTTGCTGTCTATTTGATCGACTGAATCTAACACGGCTTGCCATTGGATGGGTGTTAATCGTCTTATGGGTCTTGATTGCTGATGTTTGCGAAAATATTTAGATTTTTGGCGAATCAAAACAATGGGGTTTGAAGATAGGTAGTGTTCAGAAACCAAGAAGTTAAAAAAAGTACTCAGTATAGCAAACGTCACTTGGAGTGAGCCTTGAGACATTGTGTAATCAAATACCCTTGGTTTGCATCCCTCCCTACGCATTGCATGTGACTTTGATTTACTTAGCGTAACAACAAAAGGTTTCCACTCAGGGTTAGGTGAGCGCTTATTATCTTTACCAATAAACCGAGGCACTTTTTTTAACCCTATCCAATTGATTGGTGGATTTTGACAAAATCGAACATATTGCTCAATGTCTTCACGTCTTAGTTCAGACAAAGACGTATTATTGATGCGCCAACACCATTGCAACAATCGCTCGACTTCACGCCGATAGCTATTAAAAGTACCTATACTGCCCGTATAGGAGCGCAGGAAATTTAACGTGTAG